CTATAACTAATGCTGGTAGTGGATATTTTGCTCTTGGACCTGCTGGAACAACAGTTCAAATTGAAATTGCAGCACCAAGAAGAGTAGGTGTTGGTATTGGATCAACCGCAATTGCGTATGCGGTAGTAAGTTCTACAGGAACAGTAACTGGACCAGTAGTTTCGTTTGCAGGGCTTGGATATACCAGCACAAATCCACCTAGAGTAATTGTAGATAGACCCATACCAGTGTCCGAGTTTGTTACAGAAATAACCACAGTTGAGGGATTTTCTGGAAATATTACTAATATTTCAACATGCCCTGGTATAGGAACAGCTCCTTTGGCTATCCAATTTATATTGGATCCAGTTATGTCACCATTCCCAAATCTAAATCCAGGAAATCCAATATATGTTTTTGATACTTATGTTGGTAGAGGTGTAACTTCAATTTATTCAAATGATTCTGAAAGAATTGGAATTGGAACAACTTTTGCTGATTGTATTTACAATGTAAGTGCATTTGATGCTAGTAGCGGAATAGTTACTTGCAATATACTATCAACTACAAACATATCGGGGTTGAATACTACAGGACCAATTGCAGGAAAAATTTCTTGGGGTAGGTTAGCAGGATTTACTAGAGCATCTTCACCAATTTCAATCGGTTTGACAGGATTTAGAGTATCAGGTCTTTCAACATACCCAACAATACAAAGGAGAGGAACTGGACTGAGAAATATTGGAGGTCTTAAAAAGACTTTATAACCTAGTATAAATATAGAAAAAACTATATTCAAATGTCTGCACTTGTAACGGATCAACTTAGAATATTAAATGCGTCCAATTTTGTAGATTCTGTAGCAAATTCTTCAAATTCGTATTATGTTTTTGTTGGATTATCTAATCCGACAACTCCATCATCAGGTTTTTCCAGATCATCAACTTGGGATACTAATACTCCTAATCCAACTGATAATATTGATTATCTTAATCATTACAAATCTACTATTTTGTACGGTAGAAAAGTAACAAGTGCTAATCTTCGAAGAGTAATAAGAAGGATTGACTGGACTTCTGGACAACAATACGATATGTATAGACCAGATTATAGCCTGGATAACAGATCTTCTTCTGGTGCATTGAGATTATATGATTCAAATTATTATGTTTTAAATTCTGATTATAGAGTTTATATTTGTCTCAATAATGGATCTTCTGGTATAAAGACATCAGGAAATTCATCTCAAATTGAACCATCTTTTACAGATTTAGAACCAACTGAATTAAGTGATGGATATGTTTGGAAATTTTTATATACAATATCTCCTAGCGATATTATAAAATTTGACTCAACTGAATATATAACTGTTCCCAATGATTGGGCAACATCAGCAGATTCTCAAATTACATCCGTTCGTGAAAATGGTGATTCAACGGTAAATGAAAATCAAATTAAACAAGTTTTTATTAAAAATACGGGAAATGGTTATCCAACACAATCTGGTAAGGTATGTAATATAGTTGGTGATGGTACGGGTGGACAAGTTTCTGTTGATATTGATGTTGAGGGAAAAATATCTGATGTAATTGTTACTGCAGGTGGTAAAAATTATACATATGCTTTGATTGATCTTGGAACCACTGCTACTAATATTCCGGCAACATATGCTAATTTAATTCCAATCATACCACCATCAAAAGGTCATGGTTATGATGTGTATAGTGAATTAGGTGCTGATAAAGTACTTGTTTATGTAAGATTTGATGATTCAACTAAAGATTTTCCGATAGATACCAAATTTGCTCAAGTTGGAATTATAAAAAATCCATTTGTCTTTAGTTCAACTGGAACTGGTACAACAGTTTTTAATGGAAATGAATTTTCTGGAGTTTATGCTGTTAAGTTTACTGGAACTCCAACAGGTTCAGTTTCAATAGGTGATAAAATTGAACAAACTGTTAGTGGAGGTAAAGCGTATGGATATGTAGTTTCATATGATACCGAAACAAAAGTTTTAAAATATTATAGAGACCGTTCATTATATTATAATGGTGGATCTGGATCAACGAATGCAGACTTTGTTGGAATGTCTTCATTCTTTGGTAGCACTGGAACTCAATTATCATTTAACTCTACTGCCCAGATTGCTAAATCTGGTGGGGGTTTTAATGCCACAATAGATAGTGGTTTTAGTGGAATTACAACAACAGTTGGAAGTAAAATTATCAATCTTGGTATTAATTTTACAAATGGACTTGCTGATCCTGAGATAAATACTAAGTCTGGAGATGTAATTTACATTGATAACAGACCAACAGTAACAAGAAATTCTAGACAAAAAGAAGACGTTAAAATTATCCTGGAATTTTAAAAAATGGCTCAAAAAACTAATTTAAATGTAAGTCCTTATTTTGATGACTTCAATGAACCTGAAACTGGTGCTAGAGATAAAAACTACTATAAAGTTTTATTCAATCCAGGTAAACCAATACAGGCAAGAGAGTTAAATACTCTCCAATCAATATTACAAGATCAAGTAGAGTCATTTGGTAGTCATATTTTTAAAGAGGGATCATTAGTTATTCCAGGTAATATTGCATTTGACAATCAATTCAGTGCAGTAAAATTAAATTCGTCTCAATATGGTGTAGATGTAAATTCATATCTTTCAAATTTTATTGGAAAAATAATTGTTGGACAGGTTTCTGGAATTACAGCGAGAGTTGTATATGCACAATCTACAAATTCTGAAGTCGATTATCCCACAATTTATGTAAAGTATCTAGATTCTGATGCTAACAATACAATCTCACCATTTGAAGATGGAGAGTCTTTATATGCAAATGAAGCGGTAGGATCTATAAATTCTGGAGTTCCATTTGCAACTACCATTGTTTCGGATGCAACAGCAACAGGTTCTGCAGCCTCCATTGGAGAAGGCGTTTATTTCGTCAGAGGAACTTTTGTAAGGGTTGCCAAGCAAACAATAATATTAGATTATTATACAAATACCCCAACTTATAGAGTTGGTTTAACAATAACTGAAGAAATCATCACAGCAAAAGATGACGATAAACTATATGACAATGCAAGTGGATTTACAAACTATGCTGCCCCAGGAGCAGATAGATTTAAAATATCTTTAATCCTTACAAAAAAAGCAATAGATGATATCAATGATGTCGATTTTGTTGAATTATTGAGAGTCAGAGATGGTGCCATTCAAAAAATGGAAGTACAATCATCTTATAATTTGATTAGAGATTGGATTGCAAAGAGAACATATGATGAATCTGGAAATTATGTTGTAACTCCATTTCAATTTTCACTAAACAATTCTCTAAATGATAGAGTTGGTAATGATGGTCTATATTTTAGTACAGAAAAAACAGATCAGGGTAACATTCCATCTGATGATTTGATGTGTTTAAAACTATCTCCTGGAAAAGCTTATGTAGAAGGATATGACGTAGAGAAGACTGGAATTGAAGTTCTGGATGTAAAAAAACCAAGAACCACCCAAACAGTTACTTCTGCAAATATCCCATTTCAGATGGGAAATGTTTTAAGAATTAATAATGTATCAGGTGCTCCCTCTTTAAAGGGAACTATTTTTCTACAAAATAGAAGAAAAAATAGTACCATAGCTGGATCTGGAACAACTATTGGAATTGCAAGAGTATATAATTTTAGTGTAACTGACGCTGCATACAATGGAGCTCCAACTTTATGGGATTTATATCTATATGATGTTCAAACATTTACAGAAATTACATTAAATCAATCTGTATCTTCTGTTGAACTACCAGCGACTTCATTCATAAAAGGAAAAAGTAGTGGAGCTAGTGGATATGTAGTTTTTTCTGGTGGATCAGGAACATCAGTAGTAACACTCAGACAAACTTCAGGTAGTTTTATAATAGGAGAACAAATTTTAATTAATGGTGTTGAAATATATCCTAGAACTATTGCAACAATTAAATTGTATAATGCAAATGATATTAAATCAGTGTTTCAACCAACTGGAGTATCTGGATTTTCTACATCATTTATAGCAGATAGTTTTCTGGATAAATTTGTAAGACCAGAAATTATTACAATCACCCCCGGAGGTGGAGGAATATCAACAGCTACAGTAGCATCTCCTGCAACGTTTACTGGTATTAAAACTGATGATATTATTAGATACCAAAGACCTGGCATAACATCTGAAATTTATAACCGCGTCAGTGCTATCTCAACTTCTCTTACTACATTAACACTTGTTGCCGAAACTAGTGTGTCTGGAGTTTGCGATGGAACTTTAGGTGTTTCAACATTGTTTAGTGGTCCATATTCAGTTGGAATTGCTAGAATTAGAAACGACCAACAAGGATTTCTATATGCAAGATTACCAAATGAAAATATTTCATCCGTAAATTTAAACACATCTAATATAACTTTTACTGCACAATCTAATACTTCATTTACACCAACTGTAACAGGAAATACTTTGACCGTAGATGTTGGAAATTTTAATATTGGTGTAACAACTTCTGCTATAAGTTTTGCAGCTTTTGATGAAGAAAGATATTCTATAATTTATTCTGATGGTAGTATTGAAACTTTATCGTCGGACAAGGTTAGTATTACATCAAATCCAAGTAGAGTTACATTCTATAATATTTCAAATAAAACAATTGCAACAATTAACGCAACATTTATTAAAGACTCTCTTCAAAGCAAAATTAAAGATTTTATAAGAAGTAGAACAATAAATGTTACTTTTTCTAAAAATCCAGAATCAGGTACAGGAATTAATACCACATCTAATGATGGATTAATATATAATCAATTTTATGGATTACGAGTTCAAGACGAAGAAATCTCATTAAATTATCCAGATGTATCAACTTTACTTGCTGTTTATGAGTCATTAGATACATCAGCACCTAGTTTAGATCAATTATCTTTCAGTGCGGTGGTAAATGTTGATGCTAATGCAATTATTGGAGAAAAAATAACGGGAAGTGTCAGTAACGCTGTTGCTAGAATTGTTTCCAAACCATCAAGTAATACTTTAGGAATTGTATATTTAAATTCTTCAAAATTTATTGAGGGAGAATCAGTTCTTTTTAGTGAGTCTGATATTAATACAACTATTTCATCAATAACTTTAGGAAAATACAACAATATCACTAGTAAATTCACATTAGATAAAGGTCAAAAAGATCAATATTACGATTACTCAAAAATTGTAAGAAAATCTGGAGAAAATGCTCCATCTAGACAATTATTAATTGTGTTTGATCATTATTCTGTAGCATCTTCCGATACTGGAGATATTTTTACAGTCAATAGTTATGCTGCGGAAAGATTTGGTGTTGATATTCCAACTTTAGGTGTTAACAATGCCAGAGCAACTGATGTTTTAGATTTTAGACCTCGTGTAGGAGTATTTTCAGGATCATCATCTTCTCCTTTTGATTTTTCATCTAGATCTTTTGGAACAGAACCAAAACTAGTAGTTGCTCCTGATGAAAGCGCCCTTGTAGGATATCAATTTTATCTTGGTAGAATTGATAAACTTTATATTGATAAGCAAGGTACTTTTACAGTTCTTCAGGGAATTCCAGATATAAATCCAAAGGCTCCTAATAATCCAAATAATGTAATGGAAATAGCAACCATTACATTACCACCATATCTGTATAATCCTTCTGAAGTTCAGATATCTCTCAATGATAACAGAAGATACACCATGAGAGATATAGGAAAATTAGAAGATAGAGTAGAAAATTTAGAAAGAACAACGTCTTTAAGTTTACTAGAACTTAATACATCTACTTTACAAATCCAAGATGCTAGTGGATTAAGTAGATTTAAGAGTGGATTTTTTGTAGATGATTTTAAAAATTATGATTTAATTGATAATAATAACTCTAGAATAAGAATAGATGAAGAAAATACAGAACTAACACCACAAGTTACTGACAATAGTTTATCTTTAAGACCATCCCCATCTACAAATGCACCAGATAGTTCCATCGATTTAAATTCAAACTATGCACTTGTAGACAACAATGTAACTAAAGTAGGTGATGGAATACTTTTAAAATATGAATCTGTTGGATGGTTAAATCAACTTTTTGCAACAAAAGTAGAAAATGTCAATCCATTCCATGTAATATCATATAGTGGCACCATAAAATTAAATCCAGCACAAGATAGTTGGGTTAGGACAATTAGACTTGCTGATTTAACGATTAATCAAACAAACTGGGTTTGGTTATATGCAACAGGAACTTTCTCTGTTGTAGGTCAAAGCACTAACACTAAAGTCGAAGATGTATTGAGAGCAAGTGGGAAAGAAACTTATATGAGATCCCGCAATACGGGATTTACTGCGGTAAATATGAAACCATTTACACGTTTGTATCAATTTTTAGATGGTGCAAGTGGAGTAGATTTTATTCCAAAACTTATTGAAATTGCATCTGATACATCATTACAAAATTATGGAGCATCTGGAGCATTCACTGTAGGAGAAACAGTAAAAGGATACGTTGACGGTATCGGTCAAATTACTTTTAGAGTTGCAAAATCAAATCATAAAGAAGGTTCTTATGATAATCCTTCAGTAACATATAGTGCAAACCCATATTCAACTAATGAAAATATTCCAGCAGCATATAGTGCTTCATCAAAAACATTGAATGTTGATATCGATGCACTATGCACCACTGCTCAAGGCTTGTACTCGGGATATTTGGTAAAAGGAATGAAATTAGTTGGACAGTCTAGTGGAACGGTAGCATATGTTAAAGACCTTAGACTTATTACAGATACTAATGGATTTATATCAGGATCATTCTTTTTAAGAGATCCAAATACTACACCACCACCTGCTGTTAGAATTGCAGTTGGATCTAAAGTTTACAAATTAACTTCAAGTTTAACTAATGAAACACCATTACCAGGAAGCACCCTAATTTGTTCAGGTGAAACAATTTATAAAGCCGAAGGGACATGGGAACAAAGACAAAAAGTTACTACGACTACAACAACAATATATTATGTTGATCCTCTAGCACAATCATTCTCGGTTGGTGGAAATCTCGAAGCAACTAGTGGAAATGTTCCAGGTGAAGATGTTAATGGAGCTTTCTTAACAGCGGTAGATTTATATTTTGCAAGTAAAGATCCAGGGAACGCTCCTCTTACGGTTGAAGTAAGAACAGTTAGCCTTGGAACACCCACTAGAGAAGTTTTAGGATCAAAAACTTTAACTTCATCTAATATTTTAACATCCAATGATTCCTCTGTAGCTACAAAAGTTACTTTTGATACCCCAATATATTTGGCTCCATTTGAAGAATATGCTATTGTTTTACTTGCCCCACAAACCGACCAATATGAAGTTTGGATTGCTGAAATGGGACAAAAAACTATT